TCAAACTTTGCTTCGTAGTTTGACTCGTAGTGGTCACGCCAGTTTTCACACTTGGTCATCACCCACTCTTCCAGAGACTCTTCAATCATCAGAGGATCTGGGCTATAGATATCTTCTGCCATAGTACTTTCCTTAAAGTATTGCTACGCTGTAACCAAGTGTAAAAAACACTACGGCAGAAATAGCGTAGATGCCATAGGTGTTAAACGGTCTAAAAACTCTGTGATTCACTTTAGTATCCTGCTACTACATCTAGTAGTTCGTGGTCGTCTATTTCAAAATCGTAGTGGTACGCTACTTGTGCTAACTGATCTACGTAAGCCAAAGCGTCAATCAAGTCATCGTGGGTCAGAGGGTCTGGAAACTGGAACAGTTGGTCCAAGAACCTAGAGTTCCACTCGCCTTTACTCAGTGTTACGTAGCCGTTCTCAAAGCGTCCCTGCAGCGCCCACATCACCCTGTCAGTCTTTTTCTTGTTACCGTGGGTTAACTCCTCGACTCTAAAGAACGTCCCGTAGCGCTTCTGTAGGTCCATCAGAGGCGACATTACAGCCTGCTTTGCGATGCCTCGTTCAATACCAACGCTGATAGGACGGTAATCTCTGACCGCCTGAAATATCTTGGTGGCAGTCTCGTCAAGGCTCCACCGCCCATATATAATGTTATCAACGTACCAACCATCAGGACTAACTTTAACAACAGCGATTGCGGTTTCATCTAGTTTAGCGTTCTTCGTCCGTTTCTTGTTTACTTCCTCAAATCCAGCTAGGTCAACAGCTATATAGTAATCTCCAACCTCTGGCTCTTCTCCGAACTGTACCCAATCTTCTCTGAACATCTCTGAGCCTCTGGCTTCAAATGAGGCCATGAACTCTTGTCTAAAGGCGTAACTCGACATTGATTTCTTCGCCATGTCGATTTCAGACGGGTCCAACAGAGGGTTGTCGTAGCTGGTGAAATGCCAGCCCCGGTAAGTTTCATCGTCACCTAACTCCGCGTACTTGTACAACTCGTAGAAGTGATTACGTCCCATAGGCGTACCTATGAACATCGCAGAACCTTTTTGGTCTGCCAGTGCTGGACGGAGTATCTGTTCCCATACGTCAGGCTTCATGTCTGCGTATTCGTCCATCACGAGAAACTTCAAGGACACACCACGCATTGTCTCTGGCCTATCGGCTCCCTTGAGACTAATCATGGCCCCGTTGACCAGCTTGATCTGCAGGTTGTTTATGTGCGAACCTGAGATAACAGGGTGTCCTAGCTCTAGCAGGGTTTGCCACATGATGTCTCTTGCTTGGCCCTGCGTAGGCGCAACGTAAAAAACTTGACCTCTATCGGTCTGTAGAGCATTAATTATTAACATCCAAGCAGCAAGACGGGACTTCCCTGTTCTCCGTCCTGCGGCTACTACCTTGAACCTAGTAGGATCAGAGTAGACTTCCTGCTGCCACGGCAACAGTTGTACGTTTAAATCTGTCACTTGGTCTAGTTACAAACTCCAGCGTCTTCTGAGTTATCAAACTGATTGTCACCACAGCCGTACTTACCGTCGTTATCGGTGTCACAGAAACGGCTCCAAGCCTGCATATCAAATGTATAACCTTCGCTCCACGGTACGTAAGCCTTACACCACTGATGTGATCCTACTGTGTAGTCGTCTGATGCCACGGGTACGTAGTCACGCTTAGTCCACGGCTTTTGTACACGAAAGAACGTGTCTTTGTTTTTCATTAGCTGTCGCTTGAACAGAGAGCTACTAGGCGTACTGATGTAGATTTCTTGGTTGTCCTCTAGGGTGTACGTAGATCCATCGTCGTAGTTGATAACGGTGCTGCCGTAGACAATAGGTGCTGCTATTAAGGCAAAGATAGTAAACAGGTGTTTAATCATTGTGTAAGTTCTCCTACGCTATTTAGGGCTTCTCTAAGTTCTTTTGAACCACCAAAGTGGTAAAATATCTGAGGAATACTCCTCTTGCCACTCATGGCTTCTACTAAGTCCCAACCGGCTTGACCCGGAGGTATGTGTACGTACTTGTAGTCTAGGTTGTATTCTTTTGCTAATTTCTTGGCTCTGTTGCAAGCAGGGCACCAATCAGCACCAACAATGGTAATCATCTGTTACCCGCCGTTAAAGTTTACAAAAGTAGGCGCTTGCTCTAGTAAATCAAAGGTAACTACAAACTCTACGTCACCTGCTGATGTTGTGTACGCTTTGATAGCGTCACCAGCCTGAAGGACAAACTTAGCGTTTCCGTCTAACAAGATGTAGTCTTTAGACGATACGTTACCACCGCCTAAAATGTCTATACGTGTACTGTCAGCTTTGTCTACGTAGATACCAGCACCGTTAGTAGATCCACCTAGATTTACTACAAACAGCATGTTCCAGTGTGCTACGTATCCGTTAGGAATAGTAACAATAGTAGATTCTGCTGTCGTTGTTACGTTAGCGTTCTTAGTGTACAGCATCAGTAGGTCCAGATTACAGGGACAGTTCCCCGTGTGTCAACGTGAATAAAGTCACCAGCGACCCCTATGCCAGTAAATCCCATGGATAGAGCCTCTCTTATTAGTGTGTACCGGTGTGCAGCGTTTGTTATTTTTATGTCTGCTGCTATGCCTTGCGCGTGGGTTCCCGGTACGTCCTTTTTAGCTTCTATGGGGTGGCTAGGGCTTCTGTAGCCGCTGGTGATAACAAAAGGGAAACCGCAGTTGTCCCTGAGTTGGTCTAACTTGAGTAAAAACTCGTCCTCCATACGGTTCTCACCAGTATGTTGACAGTTAAACTCTTCTTTAGTGAAGTTTTTCAAGAATCTTCCTCTTGACAACCGCAGTCACAGCCTGAAAGCTTACTCCTCAATGAGTTCACCTTCAATTGTGCTTCCGTCTTCAGTGCCTCCAAGAATTTCCGTGCTTCCGACACCAGTGATGTTAATCTGTATTGCACTTCTTCCATTGTCTTTTACCACCTCTTTTTCAAATGCGCCTACTGGGAGTATCCTGTCCATCACTAGCTTCCAAGCTGCTGCCTGATTCTTGTGATCGTGGTCTAAAGCAGCCTCAAAGATAGTCTCTAGTACCTTAATGGACTTAGGACTAGCTAACATCCTAGCCTTGTACTCATTAATTATAGTAGCATCACCCTTAGGCCTGCCTACTTTACCTCTAGACCCTGCAGTTTTAGCCTTAATTTCCTTTTGCTTAGGCCTACCTCTGGGTCTTTTTTTAATATTAATCTCTTTTCTAGCTGCTGCTTGGGCTTCTAGGGTGTTTTCTTTGGTTTCTAGGGTGTCACCTGACGACATTCTCCTGTATCCTTGTGTTTAACGCTAGTTCGCATGAGTCCCCTGCTTAGGTTGCAACAGATGAGGGGATCTATACGAACTATACAACACTCAATCTTTAGTCCCGCACCTGCTTCACTAAATACATCCTAATATCTACCTTATATTATACCATACTTTTACTCAAAAGTCAAGCTTTATTTTATGTAAATAGTACACAAGGTACACTATAGGTGCACTTATTTAGTGCATTTGTGTCAACACAGGGTAAACACGAGGTAAAACAAGGCGCTAGGTAGGGCATAAGTAACATGAATAGTCCCTATTTTTTCTAGCGATAGCGGTTGCTATGCATAAATTCACCTTCTGGTGTGCTGAGGTGGCTACAACTATAATTAACACAAGTCAATCCCCTCCCCCGGTGTCAACACGAGGCCCACCCCAAGTTATCCACAGGTTACACACAGGCGCAGAGTTATCCACAGGGCTGACATAAGTTATCCACAGGCTCCAGAGTTGGCACGGATCTTGCTATAGCACAACACATGCCAACACAAGAAGCCACCAAAGTTGGCACAGATATTGCATAGGCAAAACTCATGCCAACATCGGGGGATGTAACATGTGAATATTTACGTAGACACGAGTGTGTGAACCAGTGTAGGACCCTCAGGTTAATCGCAAGCATACAACGTGATAGGCTGTCAACAGTTTGTCCCTGGGAATTTGTGTGTAATATTTACGCTTGCAATCTACACGGGCAAGCCTCATAGTACACACATGGCGACGGGGAACACATGCCACCCCACGGGAGCACCTATATATGAAAACTAATTCTTACTATCGTCTTGTAGCACTCCGGATTCTTATTGAGCGCAGACAGGCTGAGCGCAGTGCTAAAGGCAACCCCAGTGCTTCATTGGCGCGGGCACTTAAGCATATCAACACACAGATACAGGAGCACTAATCATGTATACATTAGAGTACAGATACAAGAGGCCTAACAATCGATGGACACACTGGTTTGCAGAGTCACAACACGATGGTAAATATGAGGCGGTACAGGCACTAGGCCGACACGTTTCAAAGTTTGAGACGTTCAGCGTTCGCGTAGTACGGTACAATAACACCTTTGAACCGGTGCAAATAGTAGCAGAATACAAGTTTAAATAGGAGGACTTGCGTTTAACAATGGGTACCTATATGGTGCCCATGATTAAACACAAACCAACGAGGGTTAAACCATGCTTAAGCTATCAAAAGCCAGCAAAATGCCATGTAGGTCATGGTCACTGCAAGCGTTAGACACGTGCCCAGCTTCCAGAGATGCCAGTGGTAACCTAGTGCCAGCGTGTTCCGGATGCTACGCAACGACAGGTAACTACAGGTTTAAGAACGTCAAAGCACCACGGGAACACAACAGGGACGATTGGAAGCGGGAGGACTGGGTAGACGACATGGTGGCAGAACTAGACAATGACCGTTATTTCCGGTGGTTTGACTCTGGAGACATGTACGATGTCAGGTTAGCGCAAAAGATTCTGGAAGTCTGTCAGCGTACACCGTGGGTTAAACACTGGATACCGACACGTATGCACAAGTTTAGTAAATTTGCAATGGTTATCGCTAGACTACAGGCGTTGCCTAACGTAGTGGTGCGCTTGTCTTCTGACAGTATCACAGGACAAGTGATCTCAGGGTCTACCACTAGCACCATTTCCACCCTTGACACAGTGCCGACAGATGCTGTAGTCTGCGAGGCGTACACAAGACAAGGCAAGTGTGACAAGTGCCGCGCTTGTTGGGATAAGAGCGTGTCCGTAGTCTGTTACATAGGCCACGGGCGATCAATGGAAAAGCAACAGCGAGAATCAATAATAGCTATAGGAGCATAACAGCATGAGAGTGTTTGTATATTTCAACCTACACAAAAAAATGTGGTCTGTGAAGGCCCTAGAAGGCCCAGAAAAGGGCCGTGTGATCGCTCGCACGTTTCACGTAGCACTGCGTGACGTAAAGCCTAGAGTGTCTCAAAAGGGCCGTGATCGTGTCCTACGGGAAAAGCGTAAGAACGTACACGCTGGGTTAGTGGGGCAGATGACAGACTGGAAATTGCCAGAGTACGACAGACTCTTACCAGAGACTGAGATCACGTACAACCCGTACAAAAGTGGTAATTTTTACTATAGACAGACGCCAGAGAGTGACTATACTGGTTCAGACTTTGCGGAGCTACTAGTCCGTGACGGTAAAGCGAAAGTGTTTGCAACCACGGGAGCGTAATACTATGATAGTATTCACAGGTGATTGGGTAAAAATATCGGGTATGTGGAAACAGGTTGTTAAAATTGACTACGGGCGTGATCTATTCGCTGTCCTAGATAGCGATGGGGAGTTTCAATGGTGGGGCATAGAAGTACCTATGGTTTTTGATGACCATATCAGCAATACTCAAATGCAACACAATTTAGCGGAGGCGGGACTATGAAAGACTACAGCGTAAATTGGGATCCATCCGGAGTATACCCAGAGGTTACGCGGGAGTATCTAGGGCTGTTGCCAGAGTTTTTTATCAGCGCCACACAGGAAGGTGACACACTAGAACAGGTGACACAAGCGATGGATAGTATTTACCAGTACGGTGGCTTTCAGTACCCTTTTGGTGGTACAGTAGCAGACTGTGGCGCGTACAAGTCACCAGAAGATCCAGACTTGCAACCGTACGCCACCATAAGCTACCTTGACAGGTTTACAATGTACTGTTACCCGTACGCGATCACGGCTATCAGAGACAACGACACGGGCGAGACAAAGATCGGGAGATTTGACTAATGAAATCAGACACATTCGACAAGGGTTACCCAGCGTTTGCTCTGTACTACAGGAGCGACAACAACGGAAAATGGTACGAAGAAGGGGTATTCCCTGACGAGTGGTCTGCTAGGGATTGCATGGTAGAGCACATTCGGTTACACTCTGATTTAGACTGTGTTATAGTCCGTCTCAGTGTCATGAGCGAATACAGAGGATACAATAACACTGTGGATATGGAGGTTTGACTAATGAAAAACTATAAACAGAAGTACATTAGAGTACTGCGACAGATGGACACAGAGTTTATTCTTAACAGTCTGTATAACCCTAGTCCTGCTATGCGTGATATTCACATTGCACTGCACAGGATTGTCCTTAGAGAGCGGGGAGTTATAAAATGGTAATATGTTACAAAACAGATGATGCGTTTTACGCTGGTATTTACAGGCTAGTTATGCTAGGGTTAACATTTGAGGCAGACGACCAAGATTTAAGCATACAATTAACCGGCGGGTACTAGCATGTGTGAAACAGACGTTATGTGGTTGTGGGCATTCGGTTGTCTTGTGATAACCGCGTGGTTAATCTTTTCAGAGGAATACGAGGAGCGCTAGACATGAACGAAGACAACGTATACAACGATTACAGCCACTGGCATGACCGTACAGGACCATACGAGACTCTGAAGGAACTAGAGTACACACACATCTGCGACGGTTGCCACGAGATTGTGACTAGTGTAGACACTGACACGGGACTATGCGACAATTGCACGTACGAGGACCAGATGAACAAGTTTTACAAATACGCACCGGATGAATGGGGTACAGAGTTATGAGCGTGTTATATCCAGATCAGTTAAAAAAAGACGTATACTATACACCCGATGAATTACGTGGCTGGGTACGTAGAGAGTGGCTTGTGGATTACCCATCATGGGTAGTC